TTATTATCTTGAACACCAACTTAAAAATCCATTAAAGACTATATTTGATATTCTTTTGGGTGAAGTAGAATGTGAAAAGATGTTTAATAGACCTAGTTTTTTGGAAGCAAAAAAGAAGGAAAAAAATACTATAGCGGAAGCAAAGAGGATAAAGGAAAAGAACAAGGATATTCGTACATTTTTCACAATTAAAATTTAATAACTACTTTGCTTTTGGTTTGGGTTTACTTGGTTTGGGTTTAGCTTTTTCCTTTGGCTTTGGTTTGGGTTTGGCCTTTGGCTTGGGTGTAGCTGTGGGCATTTATAAAGTTATTAATTATTTAATAACTTTTTTTAAAACGAAATACTTTTAATTTAACAAATATCAATTTTGTCGGATTAATAATATTTTTTTTACATTAACCAGTTTGTCATGTAATTGAATAATTTAATTCTATTGTTAAATGGGAGGACAAAAAACAATTTTTCCTTGGCTTTTACAAAAAGGTTACATAGTGTATTTTTATAAATAATTTTAATTACTAAAGCACTTCTTTGGAAGTGCGTATTAAAACTAGCAAAACTAGTTTTAATTGGAGTAAGCAAGACCACCCATACCAGACATAATACGAAGAACGTTGTAGTTAACTGCGTAGATATCAATGGATCCAGTAGACTCTGTAGCATTACTACCACCTGAACTGTTAATATAAAGGAACTGGAGCTGGGCAGTGTCGATACGGGAAAAGTTACATGTTCCGGATGGCTGATGTTCCTCAGGGCGGAGAGCGAAGGAATAAACAGCGATGGAATCAGCAATACCTGTGGCACCGAAACCAGTGTGGCAATCCCAAATCTGGTTACGGGTGAAGTATTTAAGAGGACGGTAGGTGAAGCGATCTGTGCCGTTGAGAACAATCTTGCACTGGGTATTGAGGAGTGCTGCAGATACAGTTGCATTGGCTCCCTGAACAATCTGAGAAGGTGTAGCAGGTCCCTGAACATCGTCATAATAATCTTGAGCTCTACCAATCTGGTTCTGCTGATTGTAATTGGGTGCACCGGTCCAGATAAGTTCCTTAACGGGGTGGTTGAAGTTAAGGCGGATTGTGCTGTTACCGGAGGAATCGTTCTGCCACTGAAGCTGGTCAATGAGGTACTCATGGGCGTTCTGAGCAAACTGGCGACGCTCAGTGGTGTCAAGGTAGACATAATCGGCGTAAACAGTGATTGTGTTGAAACCTGGGAGCTGGGCCGTTGTAGGAACTGCAGTTGCATTACTTCCTACTTGGAAGATGTTTGCTGCGCTCTGGAATCCAATATTGAACTTAACTTCGTGGTACTGGAGAGCAATAAGGGGAACTGCAAGACCTGGGTTGCGACAGAACCAGAAACGCATGGGAATGTAAGCATCAGTTGGTGCAGCTGACATACTAAAAAGTGGCTCATTGTATGCCTGGTGAGTATAAGACATGCGCTGGTATTTAGTAGAAACTACTGCTGAATCAACAGCAAGACCAGAACTGCTGTTAATAATTGGCTCTGCGCCATTACCCATATTTATCTGACCCTGTGCACCAGTGGGGTTAACCTCAGTAAGATCACGCCAGATGGTTAACCAGCGGCCATACTGGCGATCAATGAGCTGACCACCGATTTCAAGCTCAAGGTAATCAAGGAGAGCATGGCCAAAATCAGCAGGCATTATGAAAGATGTAGAAGTACAGAATCCGTTTGGTGTATACTGAATCCAGAGGTTCTTAAGAAGATCTCCGTTACGGGAAACGGTAACGCTTACGCGGTTACCGGGATTGGGCTGGCCATTGATGGTCTGAAGAATAGACTCAGTGGCGAAGTTAGTGTGGCGACGGTAAACTGACTTGAAGAATGTGATCTGGGGCTGACCAGTAAGATAGATATCCTGGGCACCGTAGGCAACGAGCTGCATGAGACCTCCTCCCATTTTTGTGTGTTTTTGTACTTTTTAAAAATATTTTATTTTTTTGAAAAATTACGAATTAAATTTAATTAAATTAATTTAAATTAATTAAAAAGTGGAATCCTTAATTATTTAATTTACTTTAATTTGAATTCTAAAGATATTATAATCTTAAATTGAATTCTAAAGATATTAAGTTTACTTAATTTGAATAAGCCAATCCTGCCATTCCTCCCATAATACGTAAAATATTATAACTTGGTGCGTACAATGAATAACTTGGTACATTATTGTAATTTTGGGCTGGAATTATATAGTTCACACCATTTAATACAGCTGGGTCTGCTGTACTTCTCATTAGAAAGTATAATTGTGAAGTATCTATACGGCTAAAATTACAAGTTCCTGAAGGTTGGTGTTCTTCTGGTCTAAGAGCAAATGAATAAGAATAAATATAATTACCTGGGCATCTAGTATGGTGTATATAATTTTGAGTTAGTCTAAAATATTCTCCAGGTCTTTCCTTGAATCTATCTGAGCCATTAAGAATCAATTTGAATAATCCCAAAGGAGCAAATTGGCTAGGTGTTCCATTAGGAATAATATTAGTTCCTATAGAAAAATCATTTTGTGGAGCATATGAATTATTTCTATTAAAAACAAAAATAAGTTCCTTTACAGGATGATTTAAATTAAGGCGAATATAATTGTCTTCAGTTGTTGATATTAAGTTTCCAGTTTGTGATTGAAGTTGTTCTACAAGATATTCATGAGCATTTTGGGCAAATTTTCTTCTTTCAGTTGTGTCAAGAAAGTAATAATTATTCCATACAGTAAATGTATTACTAAAACTTGGAAGAGCTTGTAATGGGTCTTGTACTATTTGTTGATACTGTCCATTCTTAACAGCTACTACTAAATTTGTAAACTTCTCAAATTGTAATTGAATCTTCATTTCATGATACTGTAAAGCAATTAATGGAATTGCTAATCCGGGATTTCTACAGAACCAAAATTGCAAAGGGATTTGTAAAGAATTATAAGGTTCTTGAGCTACATCATAAGGTTGCCATATTGCAGAAGAATAATTTTTTCCAGTCATAGTACCAAACCCTTTTGTTTGACTTTCGGCTAATGTAAGTTCTGTCCATATATCCATCCATTTCCCATATTGTTGATCTATCTGCTGTCCGCCAATAGTAATACTTACATTGTTAATAAGATAATTTCCAACTCCTTGAATCCATCCACAATAATCAAAACCTCCTCCAGGGGCTTGAATGTAGTTTGTTGGATCAAATAAACTTACTTGAAGTATTATATTTCCTATAAGATCACCGTTTCTTCCAACAACAAGTGTAATATTTCCTCCAAAATTAATATTTCCATCAATAATTTGGTAAATAGATTCCATTGCAAAATTGGTATATCTTTTATATACTGCTTTAAAATATGTTATCTGTGGATTTGTTGTGAGATATACATCCTGAGATCCATAAGCGGCTAATTGTACTAATCCTCCACCCATTAATGATATTATTATTATTTCTTAATATTCTTTTTTAACTGATTTAAACATTTCAAATGTATTTTTTTGAGTACCAACCTTTTTAACACACCATCCTTTTTCTATTAATGAAAAAACAAATAATGCTCTTAAAATTATTAAATAAGATATCTTATCCATTTAACAATGTACAAGGTATTTATTAAAGATACTTTACGTAATGATTAATTAATTAATTATTGAATAAATAAAATATCATTTATTATTAAATGAATTCGGATGTTTTAAAAATTGGTATTGTCCTAAGTTACAAACAAGCTGAAAAAAAGAAAGATGAATTACTGCGTATAAATTTAACAAGAATGCCATGGTTAAAAAATACACCAAAGGATTTTATTGTTATGAGAAATGGTAAAAAACATATAACATCGGATTATGCAATTGGTGTTTATCTACAAACTCATTTTCCAGATGTAGTAGTTGATTATATTCAACCAAAGGATATATCAACTCGGCGTTTTAAGAAAAATGATATTGTTTTTATTATTATTTACGATCTTCTTGAATCCTTTCATTTAAGTGAACGATATAAAAAACCAGAAATTTTTAATAAATTCAAAACTGCTTTAAAAAATAGTAATAATGTTTATCCTCCGTATCAATATCAGAAATTTATAAATAATAAATGTAGTTATTATAAATACCTTCAAAATAAAGGTATTCCTGTTGTACCAACACAATGTATTCTGAGAAAGAAATGGTATTTAAATAACCCTGAGAGATACATAAATTCTCTTATTTCAAAGGTACAAAATGTTAATAAATGGGATTCAATTATTGCAAAACCAGTTTATGGACAAGAAGCAATTGATTTTAAGAAATTTTTATCATGTAATAAAAAATTAGATTGTCAAAAGAAAAATATACTAAAATATCTTCAGCGAACAATTCCAAAATATAAAGGAATTGTTCTTCAAGAATACATAAAGGGATTCGATAAAAGTAATCCTGAAATGAGAACATATCATGTAAATGGAAAATACATGTATACAATGGCCTCTACGAATCGTCTTGCTGGTACAAGACCTAAACAAGAAGGTGGACAATATAAAGTAAAACCTGAAAACTGGAATTACCTTATGAAATTTGCTAAAATGGTTATGGATTCGTTACCAAAATTAGATTTACCAGGAGATCTGAAAAGTCCAATTTTAACAAGAATAGATGTTGGTTCTGGTTTACAAGGAACTCCATATACATATTTTGTAAATGAAGTTGAATTTGTTCCAAGTCTTTATATAGAGGATCAGAAAAATCCAGTTATTGAAAATATAAGCGAAACATTATACAAAGTTGCAGAAATATATCATGAGCGCAAACTTGAAGGAAAATTACCAATTAAAGTTAACTTTTAAAAGCAATCTCAAAGAGATTGCGTCGTTCTTTAAAAAGAACTTTTAAAAATTAATTATTTTCTTTGGGTATATTAATGAAGTCAAATAATTTAAAAAAAAAATTTTTATACAATCCTAATAATCCGAATAAATCATTTGATGTATATATAGATAAAAACCCAAAAGATACAATTAATATTAAATATAAAACAATAAAAGATGTTAAAAATACAATTCGTAAACTTGAAAAATTATATAAGTCTAAAAAATATACTCATAAACGAATAATGCAAGTAGCTATGATTATGAAAGTTCGTTTAAATGTATTAAAAAATAAAAAATCAAAACAGTACGCTTTATCAAAAAAATATTTTAATTTTTTAAAAAAGAGAACTAAATTATATAACAAAGCTCGTTATAAAATAACATTTAAATATTAATTTACA